CGTATCGATGCCGTCGCTGGAATTGTCCATATCGAGGCGGGCGAATTCCGGGGCGAGATACGCCAGCGCATCGGTCGACGGATTGCCCGCAGCTTGCGCCATAGCGCGCGTGAATCCGGGAATGTCCGCGCTGTCATCGGGAAGCCACGTCACCGCCAGCGCGTAGCAAAGCGCCATGCCGGGGATGTATCCGGCCGGTGCCTGCCCGCGATCCGGCCAATTGATTGACGTGGCGGAGTGTTCGCTGGCGATCTTGACGACGGCATCCTTGACGGTCTGCGGTAGCCCGTCGCCGCCGCCCGCTAGGCGGGCTGCCAGTGCGTCAATCTCGGTCCAGGTAGCATCCCCGCAGGCCCCATCGGTTTCGAGCCCTGTGGCCGCCTGGAAGCCCTGGACAGCCGCTTCGGTGACGCTGCCGTACTCGCCATCCGACGGGATGCCGAGCGTTTTTTGCAGCGCAGCAACGTCGCCCCCGGTGTCACCTTTTTGCAACAGTCGGCGTTCGGTCGGTTCCGGCACGTCGGGCAGCGGTTGCGCCTCGCTAACCGGCCAGAAATAGCCAATGACATCCTTGGCCGGGAAACTTTTGGCGTTAATGGCGTCGCCCTGATTGCCACCACGCAGCACGACCGACGAACCTTCGGTCCGCTCGAATAGGCTGACGTGACCGCCGCCGGAGCGCGTCAGCACCGCCACGCAGCCAAGGCGCGGCTTGCTTATCTTTTCGTAACCGGGATCGGTCGACCACGCGCGCGCCCAAAGAAAGCGCTTCGTATCGGTGTCACCGAATGGGGGCCGGATGCCAGCCATCGCCATGCAATAGGCGACCGTGAGACCGCACCACGGGATCGAATCGTGAGTATACCCGGAACAGTACGCGCGCATTTCCGGATATCGCTTGGCGATCTCCGCAGCCATCGCCATGATTTTCGGATTGTCGGACGCGCCCGGTGTCTCAACAATCCCGGTCATCGCCCTCATGACGGTGAGGAATTCGGGAATATCCGATGTCGCCAGCGCGGCGGTTGCCATCACGCCAGCGTGTTGACGGCAACGGTCGTCGGCAGCACCGACGCGGTCACGCCTAGCTGCGAACCGGGATCGAGCGTGTACGTGCCCGACAGATTCACGCCGACCGCAACGGTCACGCTGTCAATAACGATGCCCTGGATGTTGCCGCCTTGCACTGTGATTTGCTGAACAAACGGCGTGGTGTTGGAATACGCGCCGGACGTTAGCGCCCCTGCCGACCAACCCGCATAGCCGCCGTTCGTTGCCGCGTTGGCCAATGCGTTATTATGGCAGCGGCGGGTTTTGTCCGCGACCCCGTCGGCGGCGACATTGATCGAACCAACGCTGCCGGTCACGCGATTGCCGCTGATAATATAATTTCCGCAATTCGCGCCGACCGCGATTCCATACGGTGCGCGCCATGGTACGCCCGCCGACCCGGCGTCGTCGGTGTTGCCGGTGTTGTCGAGGATGGAAACGCCTTGACCCGATTGCCAATGCACGGCCGCCGTTGCACTGCCAACGCGGTTCGCAGTGCCTAACCTATTTCCTTGAATCAGAATGTTGGTCGCCAGAACTCCGATGATTCTGATGTTCGATAGCCCGGCGTTGGAAAAGTAACAGCCCCGGAACTGATGATTGTCTTGAAATCCGCCGCTTGCGTTGATCAACACCGCGTCGCTTTCCCATGACTCGATCCACGAATTTTCGACGCGCACCGACCCGATAGCGCCGCCGACCCCGGCCGTCATGAAGAACGCGTAGCGTTTATTGTTGGCGATGATCGAATTCGAAATGTAGTAGTTGATGCAAATACCATCGGTCAGCGAAAATGCGATGTCAAAAAATTGAAACAGGCAATTGTCAACCTGACAGGTATCCCATTGGCTGCCGTTTTGGTGAAACACTTCCGTCCCGACCACGGTTGTTTGCGACGCCGGATGCACGGGCACGACCACGCCGTTTACATACCATTCGACGTTGGACATATAGAAGCCCGCGCCGTGATTAAACGTAATCGCCGGTTGTCCGGCGTTCGCCGAGAACCCGGAACAATTGCGCATCACGGTCGAATAGCAACCGGACACTGCCGAGCCGATGACGCCAAGCGTCAACACCTTGTTGAACATTTCTAAATGCAATTGCTCGAACGTTGTGTCGAACGTGAATTCAACCGCGCACAGTGTCGTTGAGGCGGCAACGCTTGCGAACTTTACGGTTAGATCGCGCATCAGGAAATGGTCAACGCGTGCAGCCAATGCGGCCCCACCTACTTTCAGCCAAGGGTTCGGACCGGTGTAATTGATAAACGAGCCGTTGCGACTTTGCCCAATAACGGCAACGTCGGATCGGCTGACGACAACCGTGCAGTCGGTGTGATTGTAGACGCCATTCGGATAGTAGATCACCGACCGCGCCGACGTGCCGACCGCGCCAAGCGAATTGATATAGGTGATGACATCGGACAGCGCGGTGTCGTCCTGCGTTGCCGACCCTTGCCCGGCCCCGAGCGTGGTCATATCGAACACGTTGTCGGGAACCGCGCGAAACCAAATGTTGTCGGCTGATTTTATTCGGCGCGGATCGGCAGGCGCGACCGCTCCCACCTTGCGATAGGTCGCGGCACCGATGCCCGGCGTTGCATAGCACGACAGCGTCACGAACTCGACCGACGCGCCAACGGTCGCGCCCTCGAGTTGCGCCTTGTCGCGGAAATTGATTGCAGCCCCGGCTGTACCGGACGCGCCTTGCAGATTGGCGAACGCGCCCCACGACCCGTCGGGATTGCGAAAGCGCAAGCTCGACCCGGAGAATTCATGATCCGGCGGCAACCCGCGCGGCCCCGCTTGCAGCGCGACCGTGAACTGTTCGCGCAACGATGTTAAGGCGGAAGGCATTTGGCTTGCTCCGTTATGCGCGGCGACCGGGGAACACGACGAACGGCCCGCGCATCAGTTCGGTGACGTGCGCGCCGATGACTTCGGACAAAAAGTAATCCCAATGCGGGTAGGATGTTTCCGGCGTGGTGATCGGCAACTCGGCGGCAACCGTTGCTTGGTCGATCACCAAGCCGATGCGACCTTGCACCGCGTCATCAATGATAACGCCGCCGATGCCACCGGCCGGTGACGTTAGTTTTTTGAGCAACGAGGTATGGTCGAAATGCGGGCGAATGATGAATTCGATCAGCGGCGCGGTGACGACGCCGCCATGTGAAAGATCGTAAGGCGAGCGCGAGTTGTCGTCGTTGACCTGCAATAGCGTCAGGTTCAGCTCGAACGTTTCGTCCTGATTGATTTCGATGGTGCCGAGCGTATGCGGCGCGGTGACGAACGGAACGGGCAGAACCATTGCGATATTCCTTACAGCAGTTCGGTGATGTCCGCTTGCGTCAACGCCTCGTCGAACGTCAGCGACACCGTGCCCAATCGGCCGACCTCGAGCGATGTCAGCGCGTCCGCGCCTTCCGCATCGCTGGCCAAACGCATTTCGCAAACCGGCGCAGAGAAATTCAACGGTGTGCCCGGCGGTGCCGCAACGCGCAGCCACGGCCAGATGGTGACCGCAAAGCGGCCCGGCGAAAGCGTGACGACCGCCTGCGAAACATACATGCGCGGCCCGATGCTGAACAAATACCCCGCCGCTGGCACAGCGCCGTCCGTTGCAACCACGATCTCAGTCGCATTGATTGGCGAGAACTGGAACGCCGTTACCGGTGCAACCGGGCCGAACGCTGGCGAGCGCCCACACTCGAACGCGGGCAGCGCGACAGTGTTAGCGCGGCCGCGTAGCGCGGCCAGCAACGAACGCAACGCCAACACCCGGTCGTTGCGGTTGAGCGCGAATGAGAACCGCGCCTGCCAGCGGTCGTGAAACTGCGGAACGACTTGTTCGATTCCGCTCAACGATTGCCCGCCGCTCAAACTGCGCACGAACGGCGCAAAGCCCCCGGCATTCGGTTTCAGCAACGTCGGCCATGCGAGCATTAGAACCCCACCGGAACCACGGGCTGCTCGCCTTCCTCGCCCGGTGCCCAATCGAACGCCGATTGATCCATTGCGATGATGGCGAGGGTACAGGTTCCCGCCGCTGCCGCGATTTCAAACGATAGAATCTCGAACGTGTGATCGACCGTTAGTTCGGAAATCTGCACGCGAATATAGCGTTCGGCGAACGCGTTCAGCCCGAACAGATTGGTCACGATGGTGCCCGACCATGCGGGGTTGGCGCGGTTAAATGCGATCTTCATCAGGCGCACCGCCTGCGCATGACTTGGAACCCACGACAGGTCGAGCGATTGCGTTCTTACCTGTCCGGTGGCGTCGATGTCGTCCTCGTCGCGATAGGCGTTGGCGTCAATTGATTGGTAG